CGCCATGTTCTACGCGGATCACCTGCAGGTCGCTGCGCAGGTTGAAGCCGGCAAGTGGCTAAACGGCGGTGCTGACGCTGATGCCGCCACCTTGAACAGCATGATTGCCGCGGCCGACAAGGCTCGACGGATGCACAAGGCCGTCATGGAGGTGACCCGTCCATGGGGTCAACTGGGCGCTGAGATGCAGATGGGTCGGGACTACGTCGTCCCCGCCATCGCCGGCGAAGCGCCGCCTGTGCGCCCCGGGGAACCCCCTGTGCAGTCAGTGGTGGATCAACAGCTGGGTCGTGCCTTGGCAGACGGTGACAGCCGTCCTGACGGCATCTACGAAGACTTCACTGATCTGGTCGATCCTGCGCTCACCGAAGCCCTGAAGACCGGGGAGATGACCGTGGAAGCTCAGGCTGCAGCGGATGACATCGCCACGTTCCTGATCGCTGGTGGCGTTGATCCGTCCCTGCGGGTCAAGACGTTTGAGCGACTGACTGACATCGTGCAGTCCAACCCTGAGGTCGCCGGCAAGCGGATCAACGGCAACAGTCCGCTCATCATGGTGATGATCAACAACATGCTGAGCTCTGGGGCCACCCTGTCGGCCAACCTGATGAACGGCATCTTCCGTGCCTACCAGATGATGGGCACCCAAGCATTGGGATCGGCCATCTCCGGCGACATCGAACGATCGATCTACGCGTTGTCCGGCATTGGCCGCATGACTGGACAGATCTACAACGGGTTCCGACTGGCTGCAGAAGCGTTTCGCGCTGGTGAACCGTTGACCAGCACCAGAAGCTATGCAGCTGGTGCCTTTGATCAGCTGGCTGCTCGAGATGCGTCTGGGCAACTGATGAAACAAGCAGCGGGCACTGGCCGCACAGGCTGGACCGTTACATCGATGGACATGGCGGATGACTTTGCCCGGTCCACTGCAGGCAAAGTGCTGAACGCCTTGTGGCAGATCGTTGGCACTGGTGCCAGCCGGTTGCAACTGACGATCGACACGTTCAACAGCACGATGGCCGGTCACACCTACGAGTGGTTCCTTCACATGCCACGCGGCATGGAGATCGCGGTTGAAAACGGCATGGAAAAGTTCAGCAAGGAGGCTTGGGACTATGCCAACCAGTACGCAGATGCTCGACTACACCAATCATTAAAAGACGCAATCATCAATGGCCGCACAATTACCGATGCGATCCTTGATAGCGCAGAAGCTCAGAATTTCATCAGGTCCGTCAACATGACAGAAGACATGGCAGTCAACCTGCAACCTCGTTCCTTTGGCGAAGGTACGCGGCTGGGTATGGCACGAGGGCTGAAAGACCAAGAGCTTGTTGACTTTGCCAAGCAGTATGTCGAGGAAGGGGACTGGAGGTACAAGCTGGCCCGCTTTGCGATGGAAGGCACGGACATGCGCATTGGCGCGTTGAACTTGGGTCGGACACCAAGGTTTGGCCGCACGGCATCCATGCTTGGCACCGCTTACGACAAACTGCAGGATGTGCCAATTCTTGGTGCAGTGCTGAAAGTTGTCAGCCCATTCATGCACTTCGGCACCAATGCGATGAAGGCGTTGCTACAGGCCACACCGGCAGCGGGGTTGACCGACACGTTCTGGCGGGATTTCACCAGCGAAAATCCAGCCGTTCGGCAAAGGGTCAACGGAGAAATTGCTGTTGCGACTGGCGTGGCCACGCTGCTGGTTCTGGCAACGCAGACAGGAAGGATTCGCATCAACGGTGCCGGCCCACGAGATCCTCAGTTGGCAGACAACTGGACCAATCTGCAGGGTCGCATTCCCAACTCCATTCAGTATTGGGATGACACCATCAACAACTGGAGCCGAGCTTATCCACTGACCATGCTTGAGCCGTACACCACACTGTTTGGCATGGTTGGTGACTACAACGACCTGTCGGCGCAAGTGCCAAGCGCCACGCGAGAACGGATTGGTGGTGCATTCATGATGGAACTTATCAAAATGCAGATGAAAGGCCAGCTGGACAAGAGCTACTTTCAAGGGATTCGCAACCTTTACGAAGCGGCATTTGATCCCAACGTCACATTTACCGGACCGGGTAGTCGGGATCCATTCGCTCGATTCCTCGCTCGCACGGTGGCCACATTCCAGCCCTACTCGTCTGCCATGCGAGCAGCTCGTCGGCAGGTTGATCCGATTCGTCGATCCGTTGACCCAAGTGAAGGAACCATTGGCCCGCTGAACTTCTGGAATGAGCTGATGGACGAAGTCCGCAATCAAACGCCGGGCTTCTCCACCGGACTGCCACCTCACCGGGATTGGACCCTTCCGGGATCACCTCCGATGATGCTGCCGCAGGTGTTGGGCACGGACATCGTGCCCGAAAGCCAACCGTTCCTGATTGGCGCCATGCAGTTCACGCCGTGGTCTGCCATCCGCGTCAACGAACCAGTGCTGGATCCGGTGAAGCGGGAGATGGGCAAACACTTTGGACGGGGTGCCATGTTCAGCGGTCCTCGAGCTGCCGACTTCGGCCCCGGCCTGCGGCTGACACCTTCGGAGCTGTCGCGGTATCAGCAGATCTTTGGGTCAGTCCGCGACGAGGCCGGCAAGACGTGGCACCAGACGGTCACGGAGATCATCAATGCCCCGGACTACAACGTGAAGGGGCAGGACGAGCCGGGGCCCAACGGAGAGCCGTCGTTCCAAGCGATGCGGATCCAAGCGGAGATCAGCCGGTACAAGGAGCTGGCCAAGGAGGCGTTCATGGCGACACCCGGTAAGGGGGCGCAGATCACTGCGGCCGTTCAGACTCGTCAGGAACGGCAGGGGCGGTTCAATGAACAGCAGAGGTACGGGATCCCCGGAGCTCCTCAACCAGCCAGCGGCGGAACCAGCATGACCAACTTCATTGAGGAGATGAACCGCTGATGCCCTACAGCTACACCAACTACACGGGGAACGGATCGACCACACAGTTCAGTGTGGCGATGCCGTACATCCGCAAGGAGCACATCCACGTCTACGTCAACAACGTGGAGGTGTCGTTCACCTGGGTCAACTCCACAACGGCGCTGCTGGCCTCTGCACCGGCAAATGGCGCCGTAGTGCAGGTGCGGCGGGTGACGCCCATCCTGCTGCCGCTGGTGGACTACTCAGACGGTTCCACGTTTGTGGCGGCCGACCTGGACACCAGCAACCTGCAGCACCTGTACACCACTCAGGAGCAGGACGACAACGTCAAGCAGGCGATCTACGTCGATCCGGCAACGGGGCAGCTGACGGCCGGCGGCCAGAAGATTGGCAACGTCGGCACTCCAACCGTGGGGACGGATGCTGCCACCAAGGCGTATGTGGACGCGGGAACCATCAGTGCTGCCGCTGATGCTGCTGCTGCTGCTGCCAGTGCAGCGTTGGCCAACGACTGGGCCACGAAGACGGCAGGGCCTGTTGCTGGTGGGGAGTACAGCGCCAAGTACCACGCACAGGCCGCAGCAACGAGCGCAGGGAACGCAAGCACCAGCGCCAGCAACGCGAGCACCAGTGCCAGCAACGCCAACACCGCCAAGGTGGCAGCACAGGCAGCACAGACCGCAGCAGAGGCAGCAAGAGATCAGACCCTTGGTGTCTACGACAGCTTCGACGATCGATACCTGGGCACCAAAGCCAGTAATCCGACCCTTGACAACGACGGCAACGCACTGGTTGGAGGGGCGCTGTATTTCAACAGCACCGCCAGCGAGATGCGGCTGTGGACCGGCAGTGCATGGGTGGCGGCATACGTCACCGGCACGGCGTCCAACGTGGGTTTCACGTCCTACGGGAACGTGGCCGCAGCCAATGTGCAGGCCGCCATCCAGGAGTTGGATGACGAGAAAATGCCGAAGAGCGGCGGCACGTTTACCGGTGACGTCACTCTGAACGCTCAAGGTGATCTGCGGTTTGCTGACAGCGACAGCAGCAACTGGGTTGCATTTCAAGCGCCAGCAACTGTTACCAACAACATCACATGGACGTTGCCGTCCACCGATGGCACGGCGGATCAAGCACTTGCCACCAATGCAAGCGGCGTACTCAGCTGGGTCAGCTTCCTCAAGTCCAGCGGTGGTGCGCTCACTGGTGATCTAACACTGAATGCTCGGTCAGATCTGCGGTTTGCCGACAGCGACAGCAGCAACTGGGTCGCGTTCCAAGCGCCAGCAACTGTTACCAGCAACATCACATGGACGCTGCCCGCCACGGATGGCGCGGCCAATCAGGTGCTAAAGACTGACGGCACCGGAACACTCGGTTGGCAGGACGGCTCTGCTGTCACGATCGCCAGCAGGCCAGACGTTGATGGTGTGCATACCACCGGCACCGTCACAAGCGGCAGCGCCAGCCTGACCGTTGCGTCCGCCACCGGCATCGTGCAGGGCATGGTCGTGGTTGGTAAAGGCATCACGCCTGGCACCACCGTCAGCAGCATTGCTGGTACATCAGTCACCCTTAGCGCCAACGCCAACGCAACACTCAGCTCTGATCCAGTTGCGTTCTACAACAACACCAAAGTCCTAAGCCCTGGATCAATCGGCGGTCAGCTCTGCCGCGCTTGGGTAAACTTCAACGGCACCGGCGTTGTGGCAATTCGCGCCAGCTATAACGTCAGCTCGATCACTGACAATGGAGTTGGCAACTATACGGTAAACTTTACAACGGCCATGCCGGACGCCAACTATTCATACGCTACGCAAGCTGGCAACGGGGCTGGCAATTTATACCTTGCAGGTGGTCCAGTAGCAGCCCCTACATCAACTGCCTTTCAGTTTGGAACAGGTGCAGCTAGCTTTGCCGATTTGGCTTACGTTTCCTGCGCCATCTTCCGCTGACCCATGACCCACATCATCCACCCCACTGCTGACGGCGTTGCGATCACCACTCCCACTGGTGAGTTGCCGCTTGATCAAGTCATTGAGCAGGTCGCGCCAGATGGCATCTACGCCATTGTCACCGCTGACCAGATCCCCGGCGATCGCACCTTCCGCAATGCCTGGACCTACAGCGCCAGCGGTGTCAAGGTTGACCTCTCCAAAGCCAAGGCCATCGCGCACGACATGCGCCGCGCTGCCCGCGCTGATGACCTAGCGCCATACGACAAGGTGATCAGCCTGCAGATCCCCGGTGCCGACAACGATGCCGCCGAAGCGAAGCGGCAGCAGATCCGTGATCGCTATGACGTCATTCAACTGGCGATCGATGCCGCCAAGACACCTGAGCAGATCAAAGCTGCTCTGGACGGCTGATGGCAGTCCGCAGCAAAACCGGCACCGCTGCCGTTCAGCGTCGCCCCGCCAGGCCTAAGCTCACCCGCCAAGGCAACGGCACACGCTCCAAGCCCAGCCACGGCCGCAAGAAGCTGCGTGGGCAGGGGCGGTGATGGCTTTGCGTCACTGGCAGGGCTAAGTTCGCAGCAGACACAGGACATCAACGGGACCAATGCTCACGACTCTTGCCGCTGCCGGCATCTGTGGTGCCGTTGGCGCCCTTTGGAAGATCGCCATGGAGAACGTGGCCATGCGATCTGGAATGAAGGCCGGCATGGATGCCGTGATCAGCGAACTGCAGCACCTGCGGGCTGATCTGACCAAGGACATCAGGTCACTCGAGTCGGATCTACGGGACCACGAGTTCAGGATCCGGGATCTGGAGAAGGATTCCTGAGCGCAGCTACGCTTCAGGCAGTGTTCCGGTGTTGATCGTGGACCGCCTTGCCGACTATGTCGCCCTTGCTGTCGCCGTTCACGGCGTGGCGGTGGTGATTGTGAACATGACACCCACCCCGAAGGACAACGAGCGGCTGAGCGAGGTGGCTCGGCTGGTGGTGCGCGGGTATCGGGTGATCGAACTGGTCGCCGGCCTTGTTAGCAAGAGGGCCAAGCAGTGAAGAAGGACGACCTGAAGATCAAGAAGGTCATGCACGAATGGAAGAGCGGCAAGCTCAAGTCCAGCAGCGGCCAAAAGGTGAAGAGTCAGAAGCAGGCCCTGGCAATCGCGTTGAGCGAGCAGCGCAGGGCCGACCGCTGATCAATCTTTGCTGGCAGTGACGCCAAGATCGCAGTTGTAGCGACCAGTCTTGGCGTAGGACTTCTCCACGGTGCCGCTGACCAGGATGAACTTCATCTGGCCCATGCGCAGGCCCGGCCAGATCGGCAGGGAGTGGTGCTGCAAGGAGTTCTTGAGCTCCATGGTGAGACGACTTCCGTACCAGCCCGGGTCACACCAGCCAGCTTCTGCGTGATCCCAGCCCCGGCGAGCTCTTGAGCTCTTGAGGACGAACTGTGCGCCGATGTAGTCGGGCAGGTTAAAGATCTCGCGGGTCTCCGCAAGGAAGAACTGGCCGGGGCGAATCCAATAGGGGTCTTGTTCGGTGCAGCCGTGCAGGTCAACGGTGACCAAGTCGGGGGTTTCCTCAACCTCCACCATGATCTGATCACCAAGGGTGACGTCGATGCTGGCGGGGTTGAGGTTTGCCTCGATAAAAGGGATCACCAGCGACCTTTGCTGGCAAAGGCGGCGGATCTCGTGATCAGGAACGAGCATCAGTAGTCCCAACGAATCCGGGGGTGCCCCGGGCGAATGCCGATGTGAATGAAGCCCTTGGGCGCACCAAGGCCAAGAGAGTAGGTCCAGACCCGGTCGGCCCAGTCCTGCAGCTCCTTGACCGGCATGCCGTCGAGGTAGAAATCGATGGCACCCGTGCTAGGGGTGTCGTACAGGTGTTCGCTGTTGGTTGCACCACCGACGGCGTTGTTGATGCGGGGCGGACGGTAGGCGGAGGTGATCACCGCTGGACAGTTGAAGGTGTCGCGGGCCTTCTGGACGAACTGGGCCAGCATCAGGGCGGTGGCGCACTCGTGCTGCTGGTGGAAGCGTCGCTCAGCGGACTGGAGACACAACTCCCCGTAGGTGACGTTGGGGGTCAGCTTGTAGGAGAACGGCGAGGAGGGCCGGAACGGGTCCTGTGCGCCCGTCTGAGGCGTCCTGAAGGTCTCAGCAAAGTCATTCAGCTGCTCAGGGGTCAACGTGGCCTGCAGGGCGTTCCAGGCCGCAAGCTGATGGGGCAGCTGTTCGTCGTACTTGGCCGCGTCAGCGAGTCGGATGGTTGTCACTGGTGATCACCTCGGGGTCTTTGGGGAAGATCTGGACGTTGTCGATGCAGAACGGCAGTCGTGTCCACGCATCACTCTGAGTGGCGACGTCCCATGCGTAGTCCGCGGTGGGGGCCATGACGATGGTCTCGAAGGAGCTGCGTTCCCGTGTGCCGCCGGCGCCGATGAAGACGCCAGGGACGCGAATCACCCATGCCCGGGACGGGTACAGCTTGTTTTCACGACGCAACTGTGCTTGGCGTTCCCGCTCATTGGGTTCGAGCTTGCATCCAGCGAGCCGCAGCACTCGTCTTAGGAGCCTGTTCAAGAGGGAAGCCAAGCATCTGCACATCAATGGCGCCTTCAATGTTGCCAAGGAACGCCTCAATCTCCAAATCCCATAACTCATCTTTACGGTCAGCGATGGCCCGGTCTTCATCAATCGCCAGTGACTCGTTCCAGTACTGGACAGCACCAGCCAAAGCATCGAGACGGTCGTCGTGCTGCAGGCAGTTGCGATCGGTGGTGATGTGAGTCAGCTGGTGGAACAGCTGGTAAGCCAGTTGACGCTCCACCGCCTCGTCTTCCCGGCCGCGGCTGTCCCGTTCAATGACCGATCGGCTGATGACCAGCCGGTGCTGGTTCATGACGGGCTCAAGGGCGTTGATGATCCGCCGCTCTTTCTGCACGTTGGACCGGACGGTCTCGATCGTGCAGGGGTGATGGGCCTGCAGGTGGGGCTTGAGCAGGTTCTCGAGCATGCCTTGGCCAAACTGGTCCTCAAGCAGGATCAGGTTGACGTTGCTGCGCTTCGCGGCCTTGGCGATCTCGGTCAGCACCTCGTCGCTGTAGCCATCACGGAAGGCCCCGCAGTCGAGCAGGAACAGGCTTCCGTTCAGGTGGGCCACCACGGCGTAGGCCGTCTCGTCAGAGCCCCGTCCAGAGGGGTCCACGAACATCACGCAGCCCTGGAACGGCAGCCAATCCCCGTGGATGAAGGCCGGCCGGTGGAAGTAGTCGCCGGCAAACCCGGCACTGGGCAGATCAGGGATGCGGTACTCGAGGCCCGAGGACCACACCAGCTTCTCGGGGGCGTGATCCGACACCTCCAGCACCATCAGATCTGACAGGCGCAGTGGGAACCGCTCCTTGTCGGACAGGGACGTGTCCAGCTGGTATTGCAGGGCAAAGGCAGAGCGGCCGTAGGAGGCCTCTCGCTCCATCAGGTCAAACTCTGAGAACCGCTGCGGGTCGGTGGCCTTGCCTTTCTGCTCCTGACACCCGGTCTCAATGATCGGTGCCAAGGCCCCGCCGTACTTCTCTGGCTTGTCGGGGTATCGGGCCGGCCAGATCCGGCAGTCGTAGCCCCGCTGGCGCAGCTTGTTGTAGATCGACTCCTCGGTCTGCGGAGTGCCGAGGAACATCACCTCGCCACCGGGCTTGAGGATGGCGTTGAACTCCCCGACGGACGTCAGCAGCTTCTCCCGCATGCCGACAGACCAGCTGGTGTTTGGCACCTCGACGTCATCCGGCAGGATCAGGTCCGCCCGGGAACCGGTCAGCTGGCCGAAGATGCCCACCGACTTAACTGACGGGCTCTGATCAGGGATTGCCGGCCGCACATCGAAGCGGATCGACGCGGATCGCTGCTCCTCCCGATCGGGTTCGAGGCATTGCAGAAGCGGCATCTCCTTGATCAACCGCAAGCAGAACTGCGAAAAGTCGTCGGCTCGCATCTTGGATGCCGACACCACCATCACTTTCTTCTGCGGGTCGTTGCGCAACAACCACAGGACGTAGGCCGCGGCCATCCAGCTCTTGCCGACACCACGGAACGCCTCGACGATCCGCCGCTTGGGACCGTGCTGCATGTAGTGGGCGATGTCCAGCTGCACCGGTGTGGGATCCGGCAGGTTCACCTGCTTCCACACCAGACACAGCAGGTAGCGGAAGTCACTGGCAAAGGGTTCAGGAAGTGGTTCCCACCGCGGTGCCATCAGGAAGCACGACGACGGTTGGCCATGTCGATCACCTTGTCGATGTCCGGCAACGCATTCACCAGATCCCCGAACGACGTGTTCTCTGCTGGCTGAGCACTGATGGCATTGTCCTTCAGGAACTGCCGCAGGATGTTCAGCTCACCCGTGGTGATGATCCCTTCATCCAGCTTCTGCTTCAGGTGAAAGGCCAAGCCGGCATGCAGCTCAGCCAGCAGCTCCTGGTTGTCTTTGGCCATTGGGCCGCTCATGAGTCCTCACTGTCAGCGTAGGTCTGACAGCAAAGACAACTGATCCGCCAACGGCGGCAGTGCCCTGCTTCCCCACTGTTCCCCCATTGCGTCAGCCACGCCCTGATAAGTGCGGCTTCGCTGTTTCCAGCGGTCTGGGCCTGGCGGCATCATGTGAACCTTGGCTTCTCGGCCTTCAACGACGTCAGTCGACTCAAGCCGGGGCAAGTTCTTGAGCCACAGGCACGTTGCCTTTGTTTCGCCATGGCCGAACTGCCACGGCTGAATGATCTGCTGGGGGGGGGCAATAGCCGAGCTGATCACGCTGACCGGGTTCTCGATGCACCACCGATCAATCGGTGCCGCCATGAGCAGTCGCACAAAGGCCAACGCCTTGGCCTGCTCACGCTGTTTGCGGTGGAAATGACGACTGCCGCTGACAGCAAGGTGTGTGCATGGTGGATGCGCCACCATCAGATCCCAGCCATCGTTCAGCACCTCCTCTACCGGTTGTTGCAGGTGCCAACGCGGATCACCTTCGCACTCCAGCAGATCGCAGCTCCATGCGTCATGCCCGCGACTGCGAAAGGCATCACGAACGCGGGCGCTGTACTCACAAGCGACCAGCACCCTCATGAGTCTTCGCCTTCAGCGTAGGGCCGGTCAGTAAGGGACATCCTGAGACAAGTCGCAATCATTGGTCGCAGTCAGGTAAATGGCCCTCTGCGCGTACCCCTGGCATCGCCTGACCAGGATCCCTGCCCGAACAAGCCGAGCAAGGGAAGCAGCGACATGAGGCCGCTGGATTCCAAGACACTCGGCCAGCTGCAAGGTAGATACACCCAGCTCTCTCGTGACCGGACTGGTATGCACCAAAACCGCCCAGTACACCGAAGCGTCCTGGGAACGCAGCTCCCGGCTCTTCAATGCCGTCACCAGCCGCCTCATGTCCGCATAGGCCAGCGGCAAGGCAGAAGCCATTGTGTCCTCCAAAGACCCCCTGTACAAGTTGGTAGGGCACTCCCTTAATAAACACTACCATCTGCCTGTACAAGGTGGGGTGGCACTTTCTTAATGACTTCGTAGACGCCAAACCCCCAGACCCCAGTGTCCTCGTTCCCAAAACCCAGTCCCCCCTATAGCTAAACCAAAGCTCAACCCCCGGATCACCATGGCCACCCATGGTCAGTTGACGCCCACCTCTCACCTCCTCCCACCCATGGCGCTCGCTGTGCGAGCTGTCGTCACAACCAACAGCCATCACCCATTACCAGTACAAATACACCATTCACTGGATGGAAAATCCTCCACCTCACACCCCAACAACCCACATCCAATGGAAGACCTTTTCTGGCACAAAAATGTGAGAGGGTTTTTAGCCGGAAAAATCTGAGGGGCTTACGCATACCCAACAGCAGGTCGTCACCCCCCGGGGGGGGTCTGTTCCCGGCCTGTAGCAAGGGCCAGGGGGGGTCAGGGGTCAGCCCTGGTGCCCACCTGCGGTGTCTGACAGGGGTCGGCCCTGTCCAACCCTTGAGCACCTGCAGTACAAGCAGGTACGCAAGGGCCGAAAACCCTTGGTACCACTCGGGTGAGCCCTGTCCCATGGGGGCTGGGGACACAGCAGGGACACAGCAGGGATAAACCAGCCCAGAGGTGGAGCCCGTGAGCCCCTACAGCAGGCCTCAGGGTGGCAATGGACCCATGACACCGGCTACGGGTCGGAGGGGCGTCCCTGGGGCTCTGGGAGGGGTGCCGTGTTTTGTGGCCCGACCCAGGTTTCAACTGGCCCCAGCCAGCCCCAGCCAGCCCATAGGGAAGCCCCCTGCCGCCGAAGAGGGCAACAAGGGGCAGGGCCGCCGGAGCGGAGCGACGGTGAGCCCTTAGGGGGGCAATGATGACGGGAGGGGGGCGACCCTTACCAGGGGCTGGGTGCCCGTATGGGTCACTGGGTGACGAGCGAGCTCATCCAGGGCCAACCACCAGAGAGCAGTGGACAGGACGATGGCAAGGAGGGTCCGCATGATCAGGTCGGCAGCCAAGCATCGATGCGCCGCCGATTGGTGCTGTGGGCACGGAAGGCAACGATCACGGAGGCGGGCCTCCATTGGCACAGGCCACACGTTGAGCAGGTGACGCCTTCGTGAATCTGGGCCGGGCAGGTAACGACGCGGTTCCCGTTGGGTGACAGCCAGATCCGGCGGGTGTCAGTGGATGGAACCACAACCGCAGCGCGCAGGCCACGGGAGACTGCAGTATCGGCAGCATCGATCGTTTCCGTGGATGCGTTAACGGTGAATCCCTGCGCCGTGGCCGCCTTGAATGCTTCAACCACGGCACGGGTGAGCGGGTGATGGCTGAACGTAAAACCGCGGCGGCCGCGATTGGCGTTTACCAGCTGTTTAAGGGCGGTTCGTCCGGCAACGGTGTTCGGGTCCTGAATGTCACCGGCTTGGTTGTGACGCCAGAACGTACCGGCAGGGAGTGCGGCAATCTGCGCCAGGAAGTCAGGCCATGAGGCACCACGGCGGCCGGCTGTGACCTCCCGCCAATGGAGAGCAAGGGGCCCAGACTCCCCGTAGCAACCCTGCCCCTTGAAAGGGCAGGACACGGGGCACAGATCGGCGCTGGAAGTGGAAACCGGGATGGGTCCGGTCTTGTTGTTGCGGCTGACCAAGGTCAGGTGAAACAGATCAGCCATCACACCAGCCCCAGCAAGGAGAGCCAGGAATCAGGCGCGTCAGGTTCGACGGTGCGTCCGTCCGGTGACTCGCAAACAGAATCCAGGGTCCAGGCCTGCAACTCCCCGTCAGTGGGAGCCGGCCACCAATGGCCACGCCAACGGATCAGGCGCTTGATCTTGTCAACGCCAAGCCGCTGGCCTGCTGCCAGATCAAGGGCGGTGGTTTGATCGTCGCCGCCGCCGTCGTCGCCATCATCAAGGCCAGCCGACCACGGGCAGTGGATCGCATGGACCACCTGGCCCCAAGGCTCGCGATGGGGCCAGGTGCCGGCGTCAGCGGTCGAGGCGATCAGCAGGAAACGATCGTCCCACTCACGGGCAAGCTGTACCGCAGCCTTGCGACTGATCGGTAGATCACGAGCGGCCGCCATGCCTGAAGCCAGGTGAGTCAGGGTCCACCGCCCACGGCAAACGGGAGCACCGTCAGGGGTGACCGGGGGATGCACCGCCAAAGCACGCCCAACCCATACGGGCTGAACGCTCATGCGGATGGGATCAGGGACACCCCGGACTTTCTTCCAAACGGTGATAGGTGAAAGGGTCGGCATCGATCAAGCCTCCACCACGACGGGAGCCGCCAGCAGCTGACCAACCCGGTAACGGGAGACACCCATACGGGCAGCGATGGCACGTTGCGACATGCCGGCATCGCGCCAACGGCGAGCACGGGCGGAGGGAGATTCAGTCGCCCATAGCAAGACGATCAGCGGCAGCAGCAGCAGGGCCGCACACCAAGCAAGGAAGCAAGACATGAAAGGAAGGGGGCAATGGTTGGAAGCCGCGCGGTGCGGCTGTCCCTATTTACAGAGAATCAGCGGTTCGGTAAATACAAGGAAGACCTCCGGTCCGTCGGATTGTCGCAACTTTTAACAATGCCCGGGGCAGGGGGCAGGGGGCAG